CTTTCGTCGTTGGTCACAGATCGATAGGTCACTGTGTTACCGAGGCGGAACGTCAGCTGAGCCATGTTCACTTCCTGACCGAACAGCTGCATTTTGGTGATACTGACGGGATCAGTGACCAGCGGGTTTTTGAACGGGGTAAAGTCACAGTTCTGGAAATCAGCAACCTGTGCCGGGTTGACATACAAACCCATCAAGCTGTTGAACGTGAATTTTGGTAATGCGTCGGTGCCTAGGCTCACTTCCAGGTTGCAGCGTGCGCCAACACAGGGATGCTTCACTTTGCCGCGAAATACATGCAGTGTGATGCTGTCATGGTTAGTTGAAACCGGCTTGTAAGTGACTTTTGTTGCCGCGGTCACAGTTGGTTTCAAGCCCGCAGCTTGCAGCAACGGGGCAATGGCCGGCGCGGTGCCTGCAGCAGACACACCCGCTACATAGCCGGTTAACGTCCCGGAGATTTTCTTGTTGCGCTGGATGGAGCCTTTACTGCCGCCACGACCAGCATCGAATTCAATCGCTTCCTGATCACCGTCGAGCAGTGTCATATCGGCTTTCACCCGCATAGCATTTGCTGCAGCGGTTGGCGCCTTGTCAGTGCCATAGACAGTTTCTACAGCGGCCAGTACACAGGTATCCTGCTCTAAAATGCGCTCACCCATTATTGTTTCACCTCATTTCTGCGGGCGGCGCGTTGCGCTGCCAGGTAACCGTTTTTGCTGTTGTCTGTACTGACAACAACTTCCGCATCAGGCTGGGCTGTAGGCTTGGCCTGTTCAGGCACTGCAGACGCTTTGCCTGGTGCCTGAGTTGTTTTATCCGTCATGGCTAAACTCCGTTGGTAAAATAGTTGGTCTGATACATGTCCACCCAAAGCAGGACGTTCTGGTCGTAGTCGAGTACTTCGCCGCCTAACCACACGCAGCTTTGAAACTCGCGGTTTTCTGGCCGCCACCCAATCAGGGCATCGCGGGTTTGGCCAATGAGCGCCCGCGCTTCCCGCATCAAGTCCGCAGGCCTGGCGCAGCGGGTAGCAACAACAACCCCAAAGCGCGCAAAGGTCTGGTTGGTATGGCGCGACACATCGGCACTGTTTTTTTCATTGTCCAGCACCACAAAGGCCCGGCTGTCAGTGATAAGCCGCAGCTCTTTAATCGCATCAAACTCGATAGCGTCACTGACTCCACGCAGTGTCGGCACAGCACTTTTAAGCCGGCTGATCACCAGGTCCGTGTTTAATGGCAGATTCCCGGTCATCAGTAATCCTTCAGCGCATTGCGAAAAGTTGATTGGCCGGCGCTCCACTCGGGGGCGTTGCTGCTGGTTGATACCGGATCAGTTGCTCCCAGGGAGAACTTGCCGTCCGCGGTTAACCGCAGCAGTTTTAAAGCGTCGTTGTAATCACGGGTGATTGGGTCTTTGTCATCCGCGTTCAGCCGATTGATATGCAGCTTGTAACGCACGATGGCCCGGCACCACACCACCAGGATGTCTGGTATCTGCTGCAGCGGCAGATCGCCACGCGTAGCCAGGAACCCGTCAATCAAGCCGGCAGCGTCGGTAATGGCTGCATTAATTCGGCTTACTGCCTGCTCACAGGCATCTAATTCTTCCGGCTGCCATGCCGCACGACTGGCGCCTGTCAGCCTGGCGTGCATCAATGCAGCATCAACAATTGGCAAATGCTCAGGCGTGGCAACTTCGGCCAGCTCTTTGGCGCCTGGATTTACTGCCATTTGGTCCAAAGTGATGTACATACACGCTCCTGGTAAAATTTGGTCCGGTTAGAAAGGTTGACGCCCGCTATCAACCGGCAACTTCACAGGCAAGGGAATCCCTCCCGGCCAATGACTCAGCTTTGAGCTGCGTCCCCTTTGGCTTTTTTCTTATTGTCCTTTTGTTCTGCGGCCAGTCGGGCTGCTTCAGCCTGGCGTTGCTCTTCAGCCAGACGGGCTTCTTCGGCTTTGCGTTGCTCTTCAGCCAGACGGGCTTCTTCAGCTTTGCGCTGCTCTTCGGCCAGACGGGCTTCTTCGGCTTTGCGCTGCTCTTCGGCCAGACGGGCTTCTTCGGCAAGCTCTTCCTGCTGCAGGATTTCCGCTAACTGTTCGCAGGTGATGAGGTCACCACATTCAAGTAACGGTGCAGCCTCATCGGGGGCCAACAACATAAACTGACGTTCGGTAAAGCTCTTGCCGAGGCGCTCAACGGAACGACCATCTGCGACGATAAAAACGCGCTTACCTGCCGCGACTGAATCAACAACCAAGCCCTGCAGCTCATTGGCTGTAACCGGCGTTAAGTCCCCGGTTAGTTCGTCCATGGTGAACAATTGGTCGTCATCATCCAGTTCAATGCCATCGACTAATGGCACCAAGCTGCCGGAAATAACCAAGGGTTCGGCTTCTTCCGCCGTCAGGGTGATTAAGCCCTTGTGCTTGATTTCGCCGTTCAACTTGAACGGACTGGCAATTAAAAATTCTGGCACTTCGTCCTCCAGTCACCCGGCCGCAGCCGGGTGTCATGTTGAGCCGTGGGTTAAGCGACGTTCTGCAGCAGGTAGCCGGCAGTGATGCCGCTCAGGACTGCCGAACGGTCGTGGTTGACTGGATAAATCCAGGACTTCGCCGACTTGTCGTAATAAGGTTCTTCAACCAGCGGATTGCCATCGAGGGTATAGGTGTAACCAAATGACGGCTCTTCGATATTGACGTCACCCGTTTGCGGCGCTGCGTAGGCCAACACGACATCGGTGCCCCAGACATCGCTGAAGCTGCCGGCGTTATCAGCCACAACTGCGCCACCGACTTCGACTTTTTCGACATCCCACAGCGAGGCCAGCATTTCAGCGGTCACAGAGTCGCGGCCGGTGTATTTGAAGCGCTCGATGATGTTGGCGTTGTTCTTGGCCGCCGCAAATGCTTTGGCTGACAGGATCACCACATTGGGATACATACCGATCGCAGCGCGGATGGCTTCTTTACCGGTCTCAATGTCTTTGCTTGGATTGTTCGCGTCATTGGTCCATTTGGCTGCTGCCAGGTCGACCTTTTGACCAGCCGGATAGTTGACAGGGTTTCGAGCCAGCTGGGCCTGCTCGTATTCAACGGCCAGTGACATCGAACTCATGACGTTGTTGACGGCACGTTGACCAAGCTTCACCCCCGGTACTGCGGCTTCATCCGCATGTTCACGCGGTACGACACCTTCCAGGCTATGACTGGCCAGGGCAAACGGCTTACCTAAGTAACCGAACTGAATGCGCTTGGTATTGGTGCCTGGCGAACGTTGAGTGTTGTAAAGCACGAATGCTTCTTTACCAAACTCAATAACCTGACCGCCACGTTGGCTGACCGGTGCGCGTGGGAACAGCGCGTAGCCTACATGGCGTTGTTGGCGATAGCCCTGAGCATGGGTGGTTAAGACCGGGTCAACGACGCGGGCCGCGGCATTATTCATCTGTGGCATGGTGGATCCTTAGTTTGGAATTAACAGAACTTCGATACGGCTGCCGGCACCCGCTGCTGCTTGCAGCGCTCGGGCGACAACTTTACCGGCTGACTTGGTAACGGCCTGACCGGCTGCACCCACTTCAATTTCGGCGCCGTCGGCAATCGCGGCGGCGGCTTGCACGATGGCAGTGCCTAACACGTCGACTGGAAATGTTTCGCCAACCGCTGCATTGGAGCGTGCCACACCGGCAGTATTGCCTGCTGCAGTGGCCACAGCGCCCGTGGGTGACACGAAGCGTTCAGCAGTGATGACTGCGAGAGCTTTGCGCGGCAGTGTCAAAATCGGAAAACTTTGCATGACTATTCCTTATTAGCTGACCGCTGCAATGGCGGTGCTGTAATCGCATTTATGCTGGGCCTGATAGGCCAGCGCTTTGTTGTGTAACTCCAGACGTTCCGGATTTACCTGGTAACCTGCAGGGGCTGCAAAAGACGCCGATTCGGTATTGTCCGCAGCACCTGATTCGCCATAAGGCACCCGAGCGGGTAGGCTTTGCATAAAGCCTTGAAACCACGCTTTGGAATTTGGGGTGGTCATTTCGCCATCTTCAGCAGCAAAGCTGACGACACTGTCGGCCGGGATATGCGCCATAAAGGCCACTAAGGCGTCCTTTTCCCGTGGCAGTAACTTGCCTGTTGTGATCAGCTGCTCTGCAAAGCTGGCAAATTCAGCCGTGCGGGATGCTGCCTGCGTTTGTTGCTCAAGCACTGCGGCCTGCTGTTCGCGAGCCAGCAATGCGGCTTCACGTGCTGCCAAATCATTTTCACGGGCGGCAAAATCGGCGGCAGCTGTGTTGTCAGCAACTGGCTTATTGTCGGTTTCAGTTGGTGCAGCAAAGCCCGGCATGACCGTAGAGTCAGACATGGCTTGGGTGTTTGCCGTCTCGACATCACGCACCACGTAATCAGGGATCACCTGGTCGGCTTCTTCCAGGCCGAACTTGCCAATCATCCAATCCCGCATCGAGCGCGCCAGACGGCTCAGTGACCACAGCGCGTTATCAGCATGAGAAGCGGCAAAGTCGAAGGTGACGACGTCTTTATCATCCGCCGCAAAGCTGGCTGGTTTTAAACCCGGCAGTGCTGGTGCAGCAGCGCCCAAAAAACCCACATGACGCAGATACCAGCCTTCCGGCTTCGGGTTTGCTGAATGTCCTGGAGGAAACCAGGAAGCGCTCATTTTTGGGAAGCGGCCTTCGTTCACCAGTGCGGCAAACTGCGCTTCCACATCTTTAGGTTCAGCAGTGATAAGGCCATCTTTGATTTCAAGTTTGTTTACCCAGCCATACGCCGGGTCGTTTAACGTCGGATGTCCGACAACCAAGGGGGCTGCAAACAAGGTCGGGTCATAGGCAGCAACCGCCGCTTGCATGTCGGCCTCGGTAAAATTCCAGGTGCGACCGCTGACGTCGGTTTGTTGGCCGGTGCGGAAAATTTCCAGCGGCTTCGGGGCTGGTTTGGTTGCTGGTGCTGGCATGGTGTCCTCAGTCACAGATTTTGATTTGGGATCAGAAAGTGACTTCAGATTGCCGATATCTCAGGGAAAGGTCTTTTGAACTCGGTCAAAATGTTCGGCAAGGGGAAAACAAGGCGTTTATAAACGTTTATGAGTGGTGCAAAGCCCCAAACCCGTCCACTGGTGGCGAGTAAGGGGCTTAAAACGCATTACAGCGCGTTTGGTACGGAGGCGAGATTATTGAGGTATCGAATGGTCAGGCGGGCAATAAACTGTCTGTCGTCATCGCTGAGACCTAAAAATGGACGGGCGGGCATATCAAACTCATAGTCGCTGACCGACACCGTCTGCATAAAATTAGACTTCTTCTTTTTCACAAACCGGTTGCCCACAGTGCCGTCTTTGTTTTGCCGGAAGTAAAGGTTTCTCTCGCCGCCTGAACGTTTGATGATCCCACCGAACTGGTGGATCGCGGCGTACTTCGAATTAGTACCAAATTCGAGGCCTGCATCGTCAAACTGGCCGCGAAAGGTTCCCTGTAGATGCCCCCGAAGCGTCAGTATCTTGTCTTTGTTTTTGTGTTTACGCTTCAGATAGCGGGCCGACAATGGCTGCCAGGCAGCGCCATCAGGACCGGTTTGTGTTTTAAAGCGCGCCCTGGTTGAGCGCATCATGTACTCATTGATCCGGGCAAACAGTGGCGCCGGGTGTTGTACCAGGTCTTGTAACTGCGCCATTTTTGCTGCCACGTCCGAAGTGATGTCTACCTTTACGCCTGCCATTGAAGCTCCTATAATCAGATTTCGCTATGGTGGATAGGCTCCCGGCAACAGAGCCGCCAAACACC